TCCATCTTTTTTCACATATAATGTTGTCATGATTTTAATCTCCCTTAAAGTAATTAATAAGCGTAAGTCACAAAAATACTGTCACCTGCTTCAATCTTCTCATCACCACTTGGATTTGCCATAGAACCAATCCAAGTAAGACGAGAAACTCCACCAACAACTGACAAAGAAAAATCTTCGTCTTTGTGTGCCATCAATCTTCCAACACATACAACAACTGAATTTTCAATTGCTGAATGTGCAAGATCAATGAATGCAAGCTCAGACGAAATGACAACTTTCATTTTATTGAAAGAGGGACCATCAACTTGAGCATCAAAAGCAGATTGAAGAGAGTCAAGATCACTTCTGATGTCTTGGGCATAAACCTCTAAACCATCATGGTCTGATCTAAGATCTTGAGCATAAACATCAAGACTAGAAAGATCAGAAGAAATCAATGCATCTTTTGCATCAACTTCTGACTTGTTGTAATAATTTGAAAGATCAGTTGGAGGGATTTGAGAGATCTTAAGATCAGTATATGCTTTTGCATCTACAAGACCTTGAGCATCTGCAGATTGACGAGAAGAGATTTCAGAAGAAAGACCAGATTCTAATGCAGATACCTTAGCATCATTTTGTAAAGCATATCCTGCAAAAGCTTGGTCATTGGTTGTGTCTATTAAATTTACTAAGGCAACCACCTCGGCAAAGCTATCTAAGTCTGCAGATGCACCAGTGAGAATGGCATCAATGCGGCCCTTCTCAATGTTGATCTTGCCATCCAATAAAAGATCTTCTGACTGTCTCAAAGAAGCTTCTGAAGCAATAGAGCTTTGAAGACTTGACACCGCCAAGGCTAATTCACTATCAGTTGCAAATGTGCCATTTAAGGAATCAATTTGTAATTGAAGAGCAGAGTCTCCAGATGCTCTGTCTAATTTTTCCTGATCAATCTCACTCTCCAGAGAGTTTAAATCACTTTCATTACTGGTGGTTCTTAGTTCTACGGCATCAATTTGATTGTCAAAGTAATTGATGATCTCATCAGAGAGAAACTTCTTTTTGATTTTCTGAGACATAAACCTATCCTTGTTTAAAGTTGAATTATCAAAGTATCATTTGCTTCTAAAAAATTATCTAATCCAAGACCATTCCATGAAAGTATATCACCTGATACAGAGAAATCAATTCCATTGACTTGCTCAATACCACCAACAACATTCAATCTGACATTTATTGGTCTATATGGTTCAATTGGCAGGACAATGAATTTGTTTATAATATCCTCATTTATGAGTGTGTAATTATAAACAGAACCAGAAGATCCCTCTCCAATCCTGAATCCACCAAAATCAATTCCATTTCCACCATAGAAAACAGACTCATCCACATCAAAAACAATCTCACTTGCATCGAACAAAATTGAAATCCTTTGTTGGCTTGTAATTCTTGGTGCTTTAAATATTGCCATCTATAATCCTTAATCCTGAATCAAGTATTGATGTATCATTTTCTCTCTGCCCAACATCAATTGCAAGATCACTTAAAGCATTGTCACCAAAATCTATTGAACCAGATACTATTTGTTCCATTGTTGACACAATAAAAACAATATCAACTGCATTCGGATCAAACTGCCAAGGCATCAAGCCCTCATTTTGTTTATATAAACAATATTTTTCTTGTTGCTGTTTTCATACTGAACAAGAACAGTTTGGACAATGCTTGTATTTTTCTTGTATGTGTAAAGTTCTTGTATATTACTTGGGAATGTTGTGATTATTTCATCCCAATTGACACCTGATGAATCAATCGGTACAGGGACATCTTGCTCAATAATCACTGCAACTTTTGATTTTTCATTTGTTGCATCCCTGAATTTGTCATACTCTCTTTCCTGTATGTTTCCCTTCATTGATCATCCCTTTTTCTTGCAATTGAATATTCTCAAAATTATCATAAAACCAAGCAATGTGCATCTTTGAAGTTGTGTCAAAGTAAATTGAGAAGAACTTCACAGTCCCTCCCAATTTTAAAGATGTTTGCAGCATCAATGATCTGAGTCCCCTTGAGGACTCAGATTCAATGAAGTTTGGAAACAGTTGATTCATTATGCTTTGAATCGGAAAATGTGTGGAGACTTAGTAGCAGGTGCATTGCCTTCAGAAATTTGAACTGCCTTAACACCATACAAACAATCCATGACATTCTTGTAACTTGCAGATCCAAGATCAACATCCAACTGAGATGCAAAGTTTGGTTCTTTCTGAAAACCATATGCAACCGCATCTTTTGTTGACATGTAATACTCACCATCAGCAAGACCATTATGTTCAACAACATTCATTCCGTAGCACTTACCAATCTGGCCATTTGGAATCACTGCAGATCCATAAATTTCTGCACGGGTGAACTCATCAATTTTAAGAAGTGCAGTCATCTGATCAACTGCAACAAAGATAGTTGTCTCAGAAAGATTGCCTTCATTCTTCTTGATGTATTCTCTTCCTGCAAGAATGAAATCACGAGAGATGTCACCTGCAGATGCATGCTCAACACCAGTTGCAAGAGATTCAGCAATGATTTTTAAATCAAAGTATCTTCCATGAGCACTTGATGCACGAGATACTGTTTCCATTTCCCAATTAAGAGTTGACTGGACTTCATCGTTCATGTCTATGATCCATTTTAAATATGCAGGGATATTTAAATTTAATTGGTCCACGCTTGAATTTAATCCCTGACTATCAAGAGTCACACCAGAACCACGCTCTCCAACTGTGAAAGATGTGAGTTTTGGGAAAGAGATTGACTTCAATCCCTTAACAGCAAAGCTTGAAACATCTTTTGCATATCCTGAAAGGATAGCAGAAAATTTAAGTTCTTTCTGAGCAAGAGCAGTGATCATCTCTTGTTTTGTTGGTCCAGTTGCAGCACTTGCAATAATTACATCGGCCATTGTTTCCTCCCAAGGAAATTGTTTTGTTAAAACTTATTTAAAATTCTTTGTCATATATTCTTTCATCTCTGCAACACTCATCTTTGAGATGTCCACATTTGTTCCAGTGACACCAACTCCACCATTTGGTTTTGCAGTGTGTGCACCAATTGGACCTTGAGATCTCCAAAGATGTGGACTCTCTTTCTTAACCTCATCAACAAAAGCTTTTGCACTCTCATCATTGAAATCAAGACTGTCCTCATCCAAACCTTGTCTCAAAAATTCTTTCAGACTTGGCTTTGACATGATCTCATCCAGTGAGTAGACATCACCTGCATACTTGCTGATCTTGTCTTTCACTGCTTGGGTGACAACTTTTTTCTTTGTCTGTCCAAGTTCATCCTCAAACTTTTTAGCACGTTTATTTGCAAGATCCAGTTGTGCTGCAATGTCTCCACTTTCAGCAATCTTCTTTGCCTCAAGTTCTTCCTTCTCTTTCAAGGCAGTTTTAAACTTATCCTTGTAAGATTGGGACTCTTCCAACAACCTTGCGTTGGTTGCTTTAAGTCTCTCGACATCATTTTCTGTTTCTTGTTTTAATGGTGTTACCTGTTCAGGTTTCACTTGTGGTTGTTCAACCGACATGCTTCTCTCCTATTTTGGTGCACAATATTGTGACCTGTCAACTTTCATTTAAAATTGAAGTTTACTTTGATAAGTCTCTTCACTTTGTTTGTCTCTTTACCAGTTGCCCTTTGAAGTGCATCTGTGATGATTGTTTGTATTAGTCTATTGAAACTCTCTCCCTTCCTGTTTGGCAAGAGTCTTCTTTCTGGAAGATTATTTTCTGGAACTCCATCATTATGCCAGTCCCACTTGGGATCATGAGCAATCAATGTTCCAGTCCTTGAATTAAATTCAAGACTTTTGAACATGTCCCCTGTCAGTTCCATTGAGACTGGTGATTTCTTTTTGTTGTATCCAAGACCTTTGGAGAAACCAACTGTCTGCTTCACACCTGTCTTTCTCACCTTACCAGTTTTTTTGTTGATACTTATTGATGAGCTTTCAACATAGTCAGGTTTGATTGCAATCTTCTGTCCATTCTTTCCAGTGAAGAACTTTATCTTTCCATCTATCTGATCAATGTATGATTGAGAGTATTTTTTAAGTCTTGCAGTTGCACCAAGTACAGGTGAGATCCCTCTTCTGATGACATCAGTGATGAGCTTTGGGAGATTTTCAATCCCAAGATAAAACCAAAACTCTTTCTTGATGTTCTTGAGATTATCCTTCAAAGCTTTCTCAAGCATTCCCTTAACGCTCTTTGCCATTCACTCTTCCTCACTGTTTGAGTTGTTGTCAATGTACTCAGATATGATCAGATCAATCCCTCTCAGAATATCTTTCTTGAGATACTGTCCTTTCCCATCATCAGGAATGAACTGTCTTTTGGGGAGGTTTCCACCACCAGTGTTGTGGCCATGTGACTTTGGTGCTTCATCTTCATCAAAGATCCCAATAGTGAGAGTTTCACCTTTCCTCTTGAATGTCAGTGAGTCCAACATTGAACCAGTGAGATCCAAGTTTGCAAGTCTGTCTCCACCTTTCTCTTTGTCTGCATACTTCTCATTAAGTTTCTTAAAGTCCTTAACACCAGAGACAGGTGACTTTCCCTGTCCCACATGGTTGAGGATCTCTTCAATCACATATGCTGCAACATCATTGAGTGCAGTCTTCCTGTCACTTCTTGGGACATCACTCAAATCAAACTCAAGATCAAATGTTGTCTTGTCTAATTCAATCATGCAGGTCCAAAGCTTGGTGCAGGTTTACTTAGTGCTTCAACTGATCCCTCTGCAGGAATCATTGCTTTTGCTTGATCCTCTGGTATACCAAATGAAGTGATCAGGATGTTCACACCTGCCTCAAATGTAAGTTGTCCGAGTCCAACTTTGGTTGCAACATCAACAATGGATGTCACTTGTGCACCATTGAAGACTTTTGTTGGATCTGTGAACTGCATTGCCATATCAACCTTTGATTGTTGGATGTCTTGCAGTTTCGCTTTTGCTTCATCTGGTGAAAGGTTTGGATCATACATTTGAACCAATTCCCAATCAGGCCATATGCCAAGATCTTTCATTGCTTTAAGGTTTGCAAGTTTCTCATTGTCACTCAACATGACCTTTGGTTTTCTGTATACAATTTGAAAGTTTGACTCTGACTTATCAATTGGAAGTGAGTTGTCTTTTGCAACAACACTCATTTGAGTTGCTACAATGTTATAGATCTGATCCTCAACTCTTGAGTACAGTTCTTGGTTCTCTTCAATCAAGGCTTGGATGTCTGCTTGAGCAAGAAGTCTATCAAAACCAGATGAGAAGTTCTCAGTTGGATTGATCAATTGATTTGATGAGACACCTTGCTCATCCATGATGGTTGCAAGATAAGTTGTGATTGCCTCTCTATGACCACTCATGTTTGGAGTTGGTGAGATGAAATCAATGTCACTTGGTTTGTCCTCTGGTTTACTTGACTGAGGAACTTCAATGGCAGTGTATAGAGATTGAGATGCAATTGAGATCTTTTGTTTCTCAGGTCTTGTGATCTTGAGAATACCAACCTGCATGTTTGCTGATGTTAAGTAAACAGACATCAATGCATTGAACTCAACTGTTTGGTGTGGGAGAGGTGATGGATTGGGAAAGTTTGAATCATAATCCATTGGGACATATACAAATGGAATGACACCATATGGATTCAACCCATTTGGATTTCCATCAACTGCAACAACCTCAACCTTGTTCTTTGTTTTATCTTTCTCTCTTCCTGTAACTTTGACAACAACATGCTGATTTTTTGTCCAGAATGCATACTGTCTTTCATCAGACTTCTCATCTGACTTTCCGAGTTCAGCAATCTTTGCATCATGACCATCTCCAGATCCAGTCACAGATCTTGATGGATAAGATAGGATGACACACTCAACACAACCATCTTCATCTCTGACAACATCAAACTCATATGGTGCAAGAGAGTAGAACTTCCAGTAATACTTTGGAGATCCTGATGTTGGTCCAACTTCTCTGTCCATCATTGCAGCAATCATTCCATACTTGTTCTCGTTGTATGTGATGTCCAATTGGTGCATTGCCTGATTGAGATTGTATCTCTTGCAAATAGTATTGTAGATCTCAGATGACTTATCAGCATCCTTGATCTTTCTGACTGGTGACTCTTTGTATGCTTTTGCTTTCTTGTTTACAATCTTATTTAAAATCGAATAGTCACTGATTGAATACATGGCATGTGTCTTTGGATACATCTCTTTGATCTTCATCTCAACAAATGGCCTGAGCTTTCCAGTCCTGATCAGTTCAGAGTTCCATGATCTTCTCTTTCTTAACATGTTCTCTTCCAACTCAATGTCTGAAACAATGCTTGTGATGGTTGCCATGTCTAATATCAGTTCACTCATTTTGTATCTCCTATTGTCTTTGAATATGTTTGCATTCTAATTATGAAATGGATAGTGGTGCAATGTCCTCACTGGATAATTTATTTCTACAAACATAATATCCAATGGCAGTTGTCACATGCTGTTCTCTCAGGTCATCATTCTCAATTAGCTTTGCACCTGCTTTGTATTGAGTGAGTCTGAAACCTTTGCAAGCATCCTTTGCTTGCCGATATATAAAGATGAATGTCTGTCCAAGTGCATTCCTAAACAGTCCATTGAGAGTGTTGTGTCTGAACTTGATTGGTGGATTTGAAAGACCAACCTCAATCTCATATTCAAGTCTCTTTTTATTTGTCTTGTTTGTATAGTTGGCAATGAATCCCTCAATCAGATCCCAATCAGAACGATTGTTCCTTGTGTCTGAATGTCTTCCAGTTGCATCACCATAGACTCTCACACTTGGAAATGGGAGATCCAACAAACCTGCATCTGCAATCTCATCACACATGTCCAGAGTTCTAAGTCCTGCAATGATGAATGTTTGAGCAATATGGTACACTCCATTTCTGGATTGACCAACACCAACTGACATTGGTTTTCCTGCTTTGGAGTTGTTGAAGTCAAACATCAGATCCAGAGGCAACTTAAAATCCCACTCATAGTCTTTATCAATGAAGTTGTATGAGTCCTCAAATGCATAATATATTCTGTCAGAGTCCAACTCAATCCAAAGTCCCTCAAGCATTCTCTGAGATAATTTTTCTGATAAGTTTTTTTTAAGTGATTGAATGTACCAAGTGGGGAGAAATGGATTTTGTTCAGTCTTTGAATAGAACACTCTCCTTGTCTCAGATCCATTCTCAATGAAGTGACCATATGCCCAATGGTGTGGACTATCTGGATTGGTCAAACTTAAAACAAGATTCTCTTTTGCTCTTGCTCTCCCAACTCTCATCCTGATCTCATCATAAAATGTCCTGTCATCATTCTCAGTCAACTCTTCAATGACTGCCAAGGACAACTCATATGATCTGAACTTGTCATAATTTCCATCATCCCAAGACACACCATAAATCACTGCACCAGATGGAAGTCTTATTGTCATCTCTGACTTGTTCCAGAACTGTCTCAGATATGGATAGTGTTTGAGCAACATGTCCCAAATAGTATTCTTGAGATCCTTTAATGTTCTACGGCCAATCAACACACCTGCACTTGGGTTCAATAAAACATGTGTTGCAATAATGTGACATGCAAGCAATGACTTTGCACTCCCCACACTGCCACTTAATAAAATTTCCAATGGTCCCAAGCTATAGTTGTATTCCTGTCTGATGAGAGAGATGACTTTGATCTGGTATGGTACAAGATAGGGATTGAACTCAGAGATGGTTGGAACAGATGTTTGAACATCACTCACTTGGTGACTCTTTCACTTCCTCAAGCTTTCCAGATCCTCTCTCATAGTAGATTGACTGATCAACATATGCAGCACCACATTTGCAATAACACATTTGTCCCTGTCTTCTTGAGAATATAATTGTGTGACAACATAATGCCATGTACTTTATCGGATTGAACTCTGGAGTCTTGTCCCACTTGGATGGTTTGTCTCTCATGAAGTTCCAATTGTCAGTCATTGGTAATTCACATTGATGATTGTCTTCACAATCTAAGTCTCATCAAAACACTAAGTAATGAAACAAGAAAGCAAATCATGATTAGTTTTGCATCATGGTTCATTTCATACCCTTTACTTGACTGTACTTTGTGATTGATCCATCCAAGACACCATTGATGATCTTGTCTTTCACCTTACCTGCTTTGATCTTGGACAACACAACCAAGACATATTTCTCACAGTTGTTCTTGTATGCTGCAAGTCTTACTGCAGATCCAACTGTCATGATCTGCATCATTCGATTGATCTCTGTCTTTGAGATACCAAATGCAGATGCAACCTTTCTCTCTGGTGCTTTGGTTGAGTCTTTAAATATTTTTATGATAGTGCATTGATGCACCCAATGTTGTTCCTCAAGATCAACCTTTGCAAGTTTGATGTTCAACTGTCTTGCATATGTTGGAGAGTTTATCACTGACAGGTTTGCAAGAGCTTGATCAAGAATGCTTTCAACTGTCTTTGCTTTTTTCATTTGTCTTCCTTTGGAGGCAGTCCATATGCAAGTTTCACTGTCTCATTTGTATTGTCATCAAGACCTGTTTCAATTCTATCTTTCATGCCAAGATGATTCTTTGCCAACCAGATCTGCATTGAACCATTTCCACCAAGTGCTTTCTTAAACATCTCTCTTCTGAGTGACATCTTTCCTTGTGATGCAAAATCACTCCACACCACCGCAAATGTTTTGTCATATGTTTTCTTGGTCCATCTCTGGATTGTGTCTTCACTGACTTTAAAAACACCTGCAATCTCTGGAAGTGTGCAATGTATCTGACACATACTTTCAAATTGAGTCTTGTCTATGGATGCCTCTGGTCTTCCTTGTTTTTGCAAGTTCTGTCTTTCATGTTTCTTCTTGATTGATTCACCCATTTTTCTCATTCCCTTTATGGTTAAACTCTTCACCACAATTAGGACATTGAGTGAGTCTGGTTCCATTTGGTGCAGACTCAGTTGGTGGAGTTTCAAGAAACACATCTTTCAATGATTCAATGTTCTTCATTCCAAGCAACTCAAGATTTGTGAACTCAGGTCCAAGCTCAGTAAGTTTGTCAGTGATCATGAGTCTGTCTAATTCTCCCCATTCACTTATTGCATTGTCTGAAACAACAAATGCATATTCTTGTGCTTCACTTTCAAAATCCTGATAGTCAACTGCAACTTGTTTCCATCCAAGTTTCCACATTGCCTCAAGCCTTCCATGTCCAACAACAACAAAACCAGATCTCTTTGAGATGATGATTGGGTGTCTCTGTCCTTGATAGTCAATGAGCTTTGCGAGTCTTTCAATTTGTGCTGCAGGATGTTTGTTGGGATTTTTTGGGTGTGGTTGGACTTTGTGGATGTCCACCAATTCAGTGTGTGAGCAATTAAAAATCATCTGATCCTTGGATGATATTCATCATCTAATTATTTTCATCAGACAGTATTCACTATCCAATTATTAGATGTTCCCTTTTTGTTGTGAGTGTTGTCAACTATTCTCATGAAAGGTTTTTATCATATCACCCAAAATTCTATGTATGTTGAGATCCACAAGATCAGATTCAAGACAAAAGAATATGCAAAAGTATGGTTGAGATACTATTCCAAGGCATCTGGAAAGTTCATCACAGAAGAAAGATCTGTGAAACTGGATCTCAAAGTGATTCAGCTTTGGGAAAGATGGACTCATCCTTAAAACCTTTGTAGATCCTCCATGTGTCTCTGACTGCATTGTGAGATCTTTCCTTAAAAAGATATTGCTCACCTCTGGATAGATGTCTCATCTTGTTCTCAAGATCCTTGTGATAAAGGATGTATTGCTCTTGGAAGAAAATTAGTTTCCTCACTGTCTCATCATCTGGTTGGTATGTTGTTGGAAAGAAAATGACTTGTGCAGTCATTTGAACTTGGTCTTTTGTTTCACCACATCCTCAAACATGGTTGCAAATGATTGGACAATTACTTCCTGCAGTTCTGCAGAGAGGATCTGATCAAGGCCAGTGTATGTCAGGACCGCATGTCCCATCTCATGGTATATGTAATAGTATTGAACACACTTGGGTGCTTCCTTGTTGATGTAGATTTGCCTTGTGTATGTGTCCCACAATCCCTCGGCACCATTGATGTATTCATTGAGTTGGTCTTTGTTTATGTATCTGATTGGGATCTTTCTTCCATAGACCATGACAAAAGTTGGCATCCATGTCTCCTTGTTGACCTGTTATCAGGATCACTCAAGTTGAATGGAATGAATAATAAAATTGAGATCCTTTTTTAAGGGATCTCACAAAGTGTTGATGCTTGGATAATTAGTCATCGAAACTGTCTTTCAAGGATCATCTCTTTGGTGGATCAGATCTGTCAAACTTTAAGTGAATGTGTTGGACAAGCAATTGGGTGAGCAATTATCCTTTTTATATGTGGATGATCTTTCTCTTGATCACAATTTCCTCACACTCACAAGCAGATTTCCTGTCAGACTTGATGCTGAAAGAATACCAAGAAGAGTATGAAAGCAATGATGAGCAAGGTGAGGACCACTCTCTTGACAATGGTGAGACTTACTCTTGGGATCTTGGGACTCCAGACAATGTTCCAGAGATTGAAATCATTTATGATCAGACTTCTTGCTTTTGTGACTGACCATTACATTGTCATAGATCCCCCATGCAATCTTACTCCAATATTGATGACCTTTCTCAGTGTTTCCCCACATGAATGAGCACCAGATGAGATCTTTGTAGTCTGTTCCTTTCAAAAAAGGTTTCAATTCTTTTGGATTTATTGTGGAAAATAACTCCAAGAGATAATATGTGAATACTTTCTCCCCAAATTGTTCATACAACATTTCCAATGGTGATTTCTTCATTTTAGATTCTCCTTGATCTCATTCACTCTTGAGATTGTCTCATCCGAATATGCATACATCACTTCCAAGATCTTTGATGTCAACCATTCAAGATCTGTTTTAAGTGTGTCCACCTCATCAAGAAGTATCCCAACTGAAACAGTTTCATTGAAGTTATTTCTCAGATACTTGTTGAAGTCCTCTCTATTGTTTACGTGAATCATAACTTTCCACCAAGTTTCTCAAACAGTCTATTGGTTGCATCAAGGATGTCTTTATCCATAGATCTTTTTGTGTTGGCAAGATCTGAGTTGGATGCAGTTAAGAACAAGAGAACAAGCATCACAATAAAAAATTGGAGTTGATAGTCTGGAAATATTTTAAAACCATGAAGCAGCATCAAGCACATGATGAAGTTTTTTATGCCAATTAAAAAAAATGTTTTTATGAGTGAGACTCTCTTCATGTTTCAAACCTCTCTGAATGTTATTGAGATTTAAATAAACCATAGGGACAGAATGTTTGCAACTTAATTGTTGGGACTCCACCATTTTGAATATGTA